TTTACAGCAACATCAGAAAAGGTAGCAAGAATGCCAGAGTCAATTTTACCACTAACAGAGTATCGTTGACACTCATTTAATACACGTCTCCAATCAGGAAAGTGCTTGTTGATAAGTTCTACCAGGACCTTGTTATCATATTCAACACCTTCTGCATCCAAGATTTGTTGGATGCGTTTGAAGAACTGTGCTGCGATTCCTTGTCGCTCTTTTCCTTTGATTCCGAACTCAACAACGGCACATCGGGAGTGGAGGGGTTCAAGGATTTTGTTTTTGTAGTTGCAGGTGAAGATGAATCTGCAATTGCCAGCGAACTCCTCAATAAACGCCCGTAGGAGGAGTTGTACGTCGTTGGATGTGTTGTCAGCTTCGTCAATGATAATGACCTTGTGTTTAGAATCTGACGTAAGCGATACGGTCGAAGCAAAGTTTTTCGCATTATTTCTGACGGTATCAAGGAATCGTCCTTCATCGGATCCATTGATGACATATACATCTACTCCAAGTTCGTTACAAAGTGCCTTTGCCACTGTGGTCTTACCAATACCTGGAGGACCAGCAAGAAGCATATTAGGAATCTCTCCTTTATCTAGGAAAGATTGAAACGTTTTTTTAGTGCTTTCGGGAAGAATACATTCACTAATAGTTTTAGGACGGTATTTCTCTACCCAAATAAAATCACTCATAATTAAATCCAATCAGGTTTACGATCAGGGATGCGAAGATAATTATCCTTCACCCAAGGTTTAGATGCAATATACAACTTATAAGCAGTAAACGTGTCTATTGTATCATCATATTTCCATTCATCAGGCATTGCACGGGAAAAATTATCTGCCATACAAAAACAGGTAATTGCTAAATCTGCTTTGCGATGAAATATTTTCTTTGCTTCAAATAAGGTTTTGGCACACGTATGTACCTTACCATATCGTCGATTATACTCGTCTACCAGAGAACAACCATGTTGAATCAACCAGGCAGTATTGTAGATTGATGCTGCTGCCCACTTAGTAGAAGGATGGTTACGAAATGCACCTTTCTTTGTGGCATATGCTTCACCATTTGCCTTTGGTAAAGTACCCCAATCATAATACCATTGAGAGTAAATGATTGCAAGCATTTGACAAGATTCCAGAGGCATCTTGACAATATGCTTATCAGGAAGGACCCTCGCAGAAAGCAGGGGGTCCTGATTCGTTGCAAAGATATTCATAACGAAGATATAGTTCAACCAAAGGTCGAATCAGGTTCCAGAGCAATGTAATACTTCAAATCATACTTAGTGTTAGTGAACTTTGAAAGTAGTTTGGAAGAAACCACTACATCGTAAGCACCAGGAATGATTTTGATGTTTTCTACTTTGAAGTTGAAAGAAAACTCTTTATCAGTTTCACCAACAACAATGGCATACTGATTAGAAGTATCATTCTTCTTATCGTGAACAACCAACTTAACCACACCTGCTTCACCAATAGCAGAAAGATCTGGAAGTTGATAAACTTGTGCTGCTTTGACAAGTTTTTCTAGAGAAGCACTATCCAGTTGGAAACAAACATCTTCAGAAGGGAGAGTGATATCTTTTTCTGGTGGAGAAATGATAACAGCAGGATCTGCGAAGAAGTACTTCACACGTCGCTTTCCTTCTTTGATACTCAGATAAGAATCTTGATTAAAGTCCAAATCTGGATCTTGATGCAAACTCAATCCGTTGAGAAACTGATTGAGATCGTAGATAGCAAAATCACGAGGGAATTCTTCCTTAATATCTGCTTCAGCAAGGATGTTCTTCGCAACAGAAATAGTGCGAAGACGATTACCCTCTTTCACCAAAATAGAGTTGTTAATGCCAGCAAAGTTCTTAAGAACCGTGAGGGTATTGTCAGACAGTTTCATAGTATGTTCGTTAAGTTTGGTCATTGTGGGTAAGTTTCGCGCTTGGCGTTCTTGTCATTGAAGTGCATCAGAAGCACAGCATAGTGCAGAATCTTCATGATGTCACGGCGGGCAGTGCCCTTCTTATCGTAGCGAGAGGCATACTTGAGGATGTTGGAGCGACAAAATGCCTCACCATCACCACATGCTTCAATCAGATCAAGTGTCTGAATTTTATCATCACCAGCAGAGTAATGCTGGCTATATGTACCGGAAATATAATCGGTCAGTTCCTTGAGGATTTTTTCCTCACTATACTTGTATCGGTTGTTTTTTTCAGTCATATTAGGGTTGTTAATCCAGAATTCATAATCACTATGCCCCCAAGGGCGCATACCATCATCAGTAGTTGGCAGTTCAGTATAGTCTGGATATGGATGTTCATCCAATCCATAGTCTATAGTTGTTTTTTGTGAGACTTCAATCTCAGGATACGGGTATTCATCCATGGTTAGTTCATCATATAAAAGGGACCAAGAGTTAATCATATTATATCACTCTTTTGCCATATCTGCAAAAGATGACATGTCATCAGATGGCATTTGGAAGTCAGCATCAACTTTATCATACAATTCCAGGAATGCTTGCTTAGTTTCATCATCGAAACGATTTACACAAACTTCGATTGCCTTTGCTTTATCTTGGAAGATTGCATAAGCACGAACAATATGTGTCAAACGGCGAGTGCTGATGATTTCTTCAATACCACCATCATAAAAAGTCTTACGGATAATATCCGCCCAATCAACCAAACGAGAAAGAAAATTATCGTCGGTAATATCAAGAGAATTTGCAATCTTCATCAGAATCTTTGCTTCATTAGCAGGAGTTGGATATTCCTGCTCAAAGGTTACTGGGAATCGCTCAAGGAATGCTTCATTGAGCACATTAGTTCCAATGAATCGTCCATCGTCGCTACCTTTACCCTTAGTGTTTGCTGTGGCGATGACGTTGAATCCACTTGTAGGGTCAATTCGCCGTCCGATCTTTTTAAGGAATACTCCACTTCCTTCAAGGATAGATTGGAGACAGAGAATTTTGTTACTAGCGAGGTCGACCTCATCAAGGAGCAAGATAGCTCCTCGTTCGAGTGCTTCAATGACTGGGCCATTGTGCCAGACGGTTTCGCCATTAACAAGACGGAAACCGCCAATAAGATCATCTTCATCTGTTTCGATAGTAATGTTTACACGGATAAGTTCTCTACCCAACTGAGCACACGCTTGCTCAACCGAGAACGTTTTACCATTTCCAGAAAGTCCAGTAATGAACGTTGGATAGAATAGACGGGACTGAATAATTTTTTTAAGATCGGCAAAATTGCCAAACTTGACGAAGGTATCATCTTTCTGTGGAATAAGGTTTTGTTCGATAGCGGGCAATGCGGAAGGAGATTGATAAGTACGCTCAATTTCTTCAACTTTTTGTTGGGTCACCTCCAAATTCCACCGACCACGAGATGTTTTGTAATCCGAAAGTTTGTTAGTAACTGTTTGATAATTAGCACCATTCATCGCACACCATGCTTTTACATCTGCACTGGTAACCATTTCACCATATACAGATTGCAGTGAAGTGCGAATATAATCAGAAGAAAGTGCCATAATGTTGGTTGTTTGTTTCAACTGAAGTTATTATAAACCAAAAAGGGCACCGTATGGTGCCCCCTGTGACAGATTAAAGATTGGTTTTAGAGTCCTAGTCCTTTGGGTGCTTCTGGTTTGGGAGCAGGAACAGGTGCTGCTGCCTTAGGTGCCGCTGGTTTAGGAGCAGGAGCGGGTGCTGGTGCTGCTGCTTTGGGAGATGAAATCCCAATTAATTCTCCGAATTTTGACATGGTATTTAATCTTTAGTTTTCTGTTATTTATCACACAACCAGTTCAACAAACTCGTTGAGGATTTTTTTATTCATTTTTTTACTCTTCAAACTTTTTACAAAAGCAGATTTGATTTGTGTTTTAGTTGCATCCTCTTTTACAGAAAATTCAGAATCTTGGGAGAGAGTATTTGCAGAAATACCAAAGTAAGTGTTATATCCAGAGTCTTTAATAGAGAATGCCCTCTGCTTACGCCATATTGCTTCAATCTCCACATAACCCGATCCCCACCCATAATATCGGCGGATAAAGGATTTTGCATCCCGAGGTTCAAGAACACGAATACCAATAAAATTAGTATTTACAAAATTATCCTTAAGGTTACGAAGAAGAACATCAGTAAAACCATACCATTCACAATCAAAAGAATAGGTATTACCAGTTTTGCGATCACGGAGGAATGAATTGGAACCCATTCTTCCAGTCCCAATGTATGGTTCATTTTGATTTTTATCAAAGAATCTTTGAAGTTCTCTATGATAAGCAAGTGGATTTGCTTCACCATCGGATAGAACAACACATTGTACTTTCTGCAGATTATATTGTTTTTTAAATTGAGGAATGATCGTATGGAGACATACAATTGCCTCATTCAAAGGAGTTCCAGAAAGACTCAATCCTGTAGGAATAGGATATTTCGACCAGTAAGTACGTGAAAATGCATATGCAAGTCTAATAATATTACGCATTTGATTTTCCAATTCTTTTGTATTGGTTTTGCTAGTCAGAATATTCATCAAAGAAAACCACTCACTGAAAGCAATTAAACCATCCTTTTTTTCATATGAAGAAGGTCTGAATGATGCACCATCTTCACCATATTTTACCAAAGGATAATCATTAGTAAAAGCATATACCTCAAATGGAATGCCAACCTTCTTACAGAACCAAACAAGATTACACATTTGCTTGACAGTATCAAGCATTACATCGCACATAGAACCAGACCAATCAAGCATAAAGATCAGTCCATGATTCTTACCATTAGCAAGAGTCGTAACCTTTTTGAATAGATCTTCATTGTATTTGTATGTGTGGAGTTTAGAGCAGTCTAGAACGCCAGTTCGGGCAGTTGTAGCGCGAGCATAAGAATCTGCTGCTTTACGGCATTCAAATTCTTTCACCAGATAGTTGACTTCTTTCTGTGCAGATTTTTTGAATTGATTGAACTTGGCATCAATTTCTTCAAAATAATCATGTTTTTCATAATCTTCCCACTCTTTCGTACAACGCTCATGAATTTCAGAGTTAGGAACGATAATATTATTCAAGTTGATTTTTGGAAGTTCTGTATAAACATTTTCAAATCCTTCCATCGAAGCAAGTTCTTTAATTGATTCTTCTAAGGAGTCTACAGTTTTGAGTTCAAGATCATCTCCAACACCACCCATTTCTTCTTGTTGATCTTGCTCTGCTGTTCCACCATATGATCCATCATCTTCAGATTCTCCAGATTCATCATCATCAGATTCTCCAGGTTTATTAGGCACATCAAGAGATTCTTGTCCCTGTTCCGATTCTTGCTGTTCTTGTTTCTGATGTGTATCAGTTTTTACTTCTGATTTGCAATACTTATATAATTCTTCAGCAACATCCAAAACATCATCAAAGGTTTCACAATCAGAAACCATTTTAACAAAGTAACTTTCTCCATCTTTGAATGGAATGTCAACAAAGTTACCAATTTTAAAATGAAGGTTAATACGATCCGCCAAGTTCATCAGATCAATATCTTCATTCTCCAAAGCAAAGAAATCCTGATCTGACAGTTCGCTATAACCGCGATAAAAAGTCTTAGAGATACCAGCGTAACGACGCTTCATCATTTTTTCAATGCGAACATCTTCAACGATATTCACTAGTTGAGGTGAGATGGTTCTTTCCTTCAACCAATCACGATCTGGAGTATAAAGGGCATGTCCTACTTCATGCCCTACCAACATATCATAAACAACACTACTTGCTCTCTCCCACATCGGAAGAGTCAAAACACGAGTGTGAACGTTGAACTGTGCTGTTTCAACATACCGATGCTCAACAACCAAGTCCTCAGTTGCAAGGAGTTTAGCCAGGTGCGATTTGATCTCGTGATTGACCGTCATTAGAGAGTATCATTCGTATGGACTCATAATACGACGAAACCGCCTTATCTGGGCGGTTCATGTGACGCTTCTTAAACTGTCTGAGTGCTTCTCTACGTGCCCTCATCGCTTGTGGTTTGAGCGTGGGTTTCTGTTCTTTCTTAGAGTGATGCTGCCAATTAGGGGTTGTCATGGAAAAATTCCTTTAGTGACGATTGACAATTTGGTGGTTCTGGATCCTTGATTCCACTGATCCTTTTCCATTTATTATACATGGCTTGCAAGTGCCATGACTGTGCCAAACTTTTTGGACCGTTCTCTAGAAGATCAAGTTCCTTCTTGTTACTGGTAAACTGTTTGTACTCTTCTCTCCAGTTCATCATACAATCCGTGAGAATCCTTTCACTTTGTCAAATTTTATCACATTTTCAAACTTATCATGAAGTTCTGATTTATGTGAAATAACAAAGATGTTTGCATCCTTAATTACATATCGAATGATTTTAAGAAATTCATCGGTCCCAAATCCGTCGAGTGATGAATCAAACACCTCATCCATAATCAACAGGTTAGTATTTACAGAGTTTTTGACACGCGCTACTTCACGCCAGGTGAAGAGTAGGGCAAGGTCGATTCTCATTTTTTCACCTTCGCTGAAAGAACTATAAGAGAAATCCTCATGAATGGGAGACTCTACAGTTTCGCCAAATTCTTCATCAAGTTTAAAGTTGATGTAGAAATCCATCATCTGTAGGTAGCGATTTACCTGTTGATTTATGAAAGGAAGATACTTCTTAATAATCTTCGTTTTTACGCCATCATCCTTAAGTAAGGAATAGGCAAAATCGTAATGAACGATTTCTTGTTTTTTGTCTGAGAGATATTCGATTGTCTTTTGGAGATTTTGTTTAAACTCTTCTAACTTTTCATGTTCAGTATTTCTGTTCTGCAGGTTACTGGTAATAGTTTGAATTTCATGTTCAAGATCTCTGATTTGTCTTTGGTTAAGGCTAATCCGAGTATTGTTTTGAGAAATGCCATGCGTTAGTTTCGTAATCTCCTGGGAAAGGGTATTGAATTGACGCTCTCTTTCTTGTTCAAACTTAATAGTAGACTCAAGTTCATCGAATCCCTTTTTCAGTTCTTTTGCCGTATTTTGAGCGTCACTAATTCTATTTAACCGAAACTCTTCTTCTATATCTTGCTGACAGGTAGGACAAACCGTATTTTCACTAAAAAACTTATGTTCTTTGGTAATAGTACCTACCTTTTGAGATATTTTTCCCTTTAAAGTATTGAGTTTTACTAATTTATTACCAGCACCAGTAACATCTTCCTGCTCTTTTGTAAACTTAAGAATATTCTGTTCGATAGCACTATTTTCTTCCATATAGGAAGCAACTTCTGAATCTAACTTATCAATTTTATTATTATTTGATTCAATATTTGCATTACCACGATTCTCTAGTTCTTCGATGAAGTTCTGCTGCATCTTCATCTTATCTCTAACTGTTTGTTTCTTTAAGTCAAGAGACTTAATTTGATCTTTCCTTTCTCTAATATTATCTTTAATCAAATTACTCATTGCAGAGAAGATACGAATATCAAGAAGATCTTCAATAACTTCACGTCGATTAGAAGTTGTCAACTGCATGAAGGGCACAAAAGTGCTGCTACCCAGAATTACAATCTGAGTAAAAGATTTATAATTTAGTTTTAGAATACTTTGCTCTAGAACTCTTTGATTGGCACGATCATCTGCCTGCTTATGTAAAGGGTTTCCATTCACCTCAATATCAAATACATTTGGTTTAATCCCTCTACGTACAAGATAATCACGACTATTAACAGTAAATTCCAACTCAACGAGACATTCCCTCTCATTAGTTGTATTCACTAACTGTGGTTTATTAATCTTACGAAATGGTTTGTTAAAGAGAACAAAGGTTAGTGCATCCAAAATAGTGGATTTACCAGCACCATTCGTACCAATAATTAAGTTAGTATTGTTTTTTTCAAAATCAATTTCCGTTGATTGATTTCCTGTAGAGAGAAAATTTTTCCAACGAATCTTTTTAAAAAGAATCATTTGTGTGGTTTAGGCGGAATAACGATATCGTCAGGGGTTACTACTGCGTATTTGTAATTATACATCTTACACGTTTTTATTGCAAGTTCTTCGTCTACTTCTACAACTTCCATTTCCTTTTCATAATTGGGATCTTCCCCCAAATGCATCGCATATCTTTCTGCATCATCTTCCTCTTCAAATAAGAAAAGAACCTTATCACCCTCTGCATCCTG